GGAAACCAGAAACAAAGGCAGGAAACGAGGAACAGAAGACCGAGTGCCGCACGCTGTCTCCTGTCTCCTGTCCCCTGTCCCCTGACCCCTGTCCCCTCGCGTTAGAACGTCTTCCGGGCTTGGCCGACGAGCACCGCGAACGTCATGTCCGGGCTGCCGCCGGTCACGCTCGAATTGAACCGCAGGTAGCGGGCCGTGCGCGCGAACCGGATCGTCTGCGTGTTGTTCGCGCCCGTGACCGCGGCGAACGTCGCCACGGTGCCCCACGAACTCGCGTCCGCCGATTGCTCGATGCGGCCGGTCCACGTCGGGCCGGTCTCGAACGCACCGACCGTTTGCACCGCGAAGCACTCGCCGTCGGCGTCGAGCATGTCCAGCGCGCCGCCGGTGAGCGCGCCGCCGGGCGCTTGCGGCACCACCGCCGCGAGCACCGCCACCGCCGCCGCGAGGTCCGAAATGTGAGTCGCCATCGTTGGGTTCCTTGTGTGTTGAAAGCGTGCGGCGCGACGTCAGTCCGCCGGTGTTCCACGAAGGAAGAACCGGCGGACTGACGTCGCGCCGCTCGCCGAGAAGAATCACGCCACCAGCAGTTGGTCGCACAGCACGAAGCTCGCCGCGTGGCGCGGGCCGGCGTCGATGTGCTGGATGCCGCGCAGGTAGGTCATGTCGTTCTGGAGCGCCGTGTCGCCGAGGCCGCTCGCGAGGAACTCCATCACGCCCATCCGCGCGACGATCCAATCCGGGAAGTGCCCGAGCAGCACGTAGCTCAGGTTCGTGCCGCTGCCCTTCGTGCGCGTCGCGCTCACCTGCGCCGAGCGCACCACGCGGGTGCCGTACAGTTCCGCCGGCGGGCCGACCGCGGCCGAGCGCATGTCGCGGAACAGGAACGCGCCCTTCCCGTCGCTCGCGCTCACCGCGTCGGCGCGGCGGTTCATCAGCGCCGCGAACATCGCCTTGCGCATCACCCACGCGGTCGGCGCTTCCACCGCGTCCGGCAACTTGCTCTCCATCAGCGCCACGTCCGCGGGCGTGAACGTGTCGCCGTTCGCGCCGGTGGTGCTCGCGGTGTGCGTCGCGATGCCGCTGTAGGTGATCGCGCCTTTGATCTGCGTGCCGCCGGTCCCTTCGAGCATCGCGAGATCGGCCTTCAGCGCCGCGGCCCGCGCCATGTCGAGCCGCACCAGCCCCTCGGCACTCGGACTCGCAAACCGCAGCAGTTCGTTGTTGAGCTTCACGAACACCCCGAGCTTCTTCGCTTGCAGGTCGAGGTTGCCGGTGGTCGGCTGGCTCTCGGTGATCGCGCTGCCCTCGCCCACCCAGTACGCGGTGCTGGCCGCGGTGAGTTTGGGGAACTGCACGCGGCCGTTCGGCGGCAGCGCCACTTCCCGCGCGCCGGCGGTCGCGAACACTTCGAGGCTGCGCTGCAAGTCGATCAGTTCGCCGAGCATGGGCAGCGGCACCATCGTCCCGCCCGCGGTGTCCGGCGTGGTGCCGAGCGCCTTGCGGTGCATGCGGCGGCCGATCCAGTCCGCTTCGTCCGGGTCGAACTTGCTGGCGTGCGCGGTCATCTTCTGGTGCAACTCGTCGCGCAGCCGCCGGCCCTGCGGCTCGAACGCGGGCAGGTGCGCCGACGCGAGCGGCACGAGGAACGACTGCTGCCCGTGGTGCGGCGCGAACCCGTAGCCGGCGTACAGGTCGCGGAGCTGCTGGTGCGCGTGAATCTCCTCCTTCGCGTACTCCGGGCCGACGAACCCGAGCGCGTAGGCGGCCGCTTTCAGGACGCTGTAGCCGGCGGAGTCGGCGCACACCGGGCCGCTGGTGGCCCACGGCACGCGGCGCTCCACGCGGGCCGCCTTCTCGACCGCGGTCGCGGCCTGCTGCTCGATGAACGAAACCAGCTCGTCGCGGGACTGGAACTTGTCGGCCGGCACTTCGGCAACGGTGGACATGGGGAACCTCGATGGGTTTGTAGGTCGCGGTCGAGCGGCGCTTCGCCGCGAGGCCCGACGACCGGAAGCGAACACGAGAAGCGCTTGCGTGAGTGGACGCGCGAAGGACGCAAGCGAGCAACGGACAGTCTTCACGCCGTCGTGCCTCGCGGCGAAGCGCCGCTCGACCGCGACCTACGAAAGCAACTCGCTCATCACGTCCGCGGCGCGCCAGAAGCGCCCGCCGCGGTCGTCGGGGATGCGCAGAAGCAGTTCGCGCAGGGTGGCGTCGCGCACCGCGCCCTTTTGCAGCGCGACCGTGAGAGCGCCGGGGTGCTCCGGGATCGGCACCGCGGAGTATTCCAGCAGCTCCCACTCGCTGACGTGCAGCGCCGCACGGCCGTCCGCGCGGGGCACGCGGCGCGCGACGCGCGGCACGAACCCGATTGACCAGCCGCGGAGCACGCCCTGTTCGTACAGGCGGAACAGGTCTTCCGCGAACGGCACGCCCTCCGCGAACCGCGTCTCGGCGACGACGCGCCGCGGTTGCACGTCGAGCCACTCGCACGAACCGATGGGGGGCACCCGCACCCGGTCGTGCGCCCAGAGCACCACCGGGTTCATCAGGTACTCGTCGCGGTTGCGCAGGCCGGTGGGAACCACCACATCGCCGGCCCGGTCCGGCTCGATGCTGGTGATGACGCTGCGCACGCGCATCTGGGACGCGCTCACGCTGAGCGTGCGCGCGCCGGGATCGGCCCGAATCGACGGGGACATGGAACCTCCGAGGGGTCAGGGGACAGGGGGCAGGGGACAGACAGAGGGCAGAAGGCAGAGGACAAGAAGCGGAGTGCGTTACGGCTCCTCGCCTTCTGTCCCCTGTCCCCTGCCCCCTGTCCCCTGCGACAGCTCAAGGGGCAGAATCGGCTGATCGAAGCGCGGGTCGGCGAACGGTTCCAGCCCGCGGCCCTTGCGGATCTCGTTGAACGTGCGCAGGCCCAACCGCGCATCGACCTCGTCGTCCTTGCGGCGCTGGTCTTGGTTGCGGGGCGAGCAGTCCGCGAACGACACCGCCACGTCCGGCCCGTAGCGGCTCGCGAGGTCGCGCGTCAGCACTTGGCCGATCAGGTCGAGCTTTGGCTGAATCGTCCCTTCGCAGAACATCACCCGCGCGCCGAACCAGATGTCCGCGCCCAAGCCCATGTTCTCCACGAGGCCGGTGATGGGCGGCGGCACACGGAACAGCGCGAGGATTTCGTCGCGGGTCATCTTCGCGGAGTTGAGAAAGTCCATCTCCGCGGGCGTGAGCGTCCACGGACTCGCCTTCAGCCCCTGTTCGAGCACGAGCGGCCGGTGCCAGTTGTCGCGCCCCGCGAACTTCGCGGTGATCGTCTCTTCGAGCCGCGACACTGCCGCGTCGTTTAGCGTCTGGTCGGTGTGCAGCACGACGCCCGGCCGCTGCCCGGCGCTGAACGTCTGAAACCGCGACCGCAGCAGTTCGGTGTTCGCGTCCACGGTGAGCGCGTTCGCTTGCAGCGGCGAAAGGCCGTAGTGCGGGTCGAGCGGGTTCGGGTACTTCAGGTGAACGATTTCCTCCGGCGCGAACGTCTCGCCCCGCGCGCCGGGCGCGGCGACCTCGTACGCCCTCACGAACCGCTCGCGGTCGGGCACCACACGCACCCACGGCGTCGGCACGATCCAGATTTCGCCCGGCGCGCTCAGGAGCGTGTCGCCGACCGACTGCGGCGCGACGTACCAGAAGCAGTTCCCGGTGAGTTCGAGGTACACGACCGTGAGGTACCACAGTTCCCACGGCGTGAGCCACGGGTTCGGCTTGTCGAGGAGCCGGCACAGCGGGTGCGTGTGCGCGAGCGGCTTCTGCTCGTGCTCGGCCTGCCCGGTGTTCGTGTACAGGAACGGCTTGTGCCGCGCGGCCTCTTGCGCGACGGCGTTCACGGCCGCGTACACCCACGAGCGGTAGTTGCGCAGTTGCTCGGCCGGATCATCGTGCCACCACCCGCCGGTGGGGACCGCGGGCGCGAGCGCGTGAACGATCTTCGGCGGCGGCGCGGGCGCGCCGGTCCCGCGCAGCGCCTTCAACAAGCGCGCGAACATAGGGCCTCCGGGTTCAATCAAGAGGGCAGTTTGTGCCGCACGATCAACGCAGACGAAAGGCACGATTCAGACTGAAGAGAATGGCCGCGAAGAAGCACAGAAGGCACAAAAGAAAACCGCGGCAGTGTTGTTCTTAACTCAGTTCTTGGTTTTCCTTTTGTGTCTCTTGTGGCTCTTTGTGGCCGATCCCGTCTTCTCGGATCGTGTCTTCTCTGCGTTCATCGTGCGGCGAATCGTCTTCGCTCTTCGGCGGGTGCGGTTCGCTGAGCGGTTCGGGTTCGGCCACCTTGCGGTAGCCGAGGCAGTGCAAGACGTGCAGCGCTTCGAGCCACGTCGGGAACCGGCGACGGAACCGCTTCTGGTACGCGGCCATGGCGAGCAGGAACTCGGTTTGGTCGGCGGTCATGTGCGCCCCGTCGAAGTACAGCGAGTACGAGGTGAAGCTGCCCCAGTGCATGCGC